TTATCGTTTCATTAAAACTTGAATCAAGCGTTCTTTCTCGTTAAGCAATTCCTTTAAATGCTCTATCTCTTTTTGACATTCATGCAGTTGAATATCACCACTCACATTGTTTCCGTTTCCATTAACTGTATGTCCAATATTCAAATGGGGCTTTTCTCGTTCAAAGAACTCGTCTATTGACACGTCAAAGAAGTCTGCGATCTTTTCGATTGTAGTACAATTAGGTATACTTATTCCTTTAATGATATTATCTAAAGTAGCTTTTGTTATACCTGCATACGTGTATACGTCTACTTTTTTGGCTCTTCTTTTGTCTATTAAATCGCTTATAATCTGTCCTTTGAACATATATTCTTAATTTATAATAAGTATAAATTAATATACTAATAGTGATTTATAGGTATATTATAATATACTTTATGGTTTTATTTCTATACATTTGCACTATAAAATTAATAATAAATACGATTGCAATAAAAATAAACCTCTAAAAAGTAATATATATGGTTATATCTGACTATTATTCATCACTCGAGATTAAGCAGAAATCCGAGTTCATTAAAAAGGTTATTGAAACATGTGGGTTCTCATATCCCACCTTTATGACAAAGATGCGTAAAGGAAGTTGGTCTAAACTGGAGCGCGAAGCCATTGAAAGAATCATCAAGGAGGATAAACATGCAGACACAGATTGAATTTTATAATACTCCTTCAGGTAAGGTTGGATATTGGAAGGATAACCAGTCTTATACATTGTCCGAAAAAACTGTGGATATTATCGAAGAAGTACTGACTACCGTGCATGATTGTTATGCAGATGCATACAAAGCCCTGGAGCAATGCTATATCCGTTCTCAGCAGAATAAGCGATATTATCATTTTCTGATGGCGAGTCGTTTTCTACGCTGTAACTGCGGTGAATCGGATACGCTCAAATGGGATTTAGACCGACATGGCAACGTGAACATAGAACAGGTTCATTGTCCACTGAGAGGTAGCGGAGATTGCCAGTACGAGGGCATTATTTGTTTGCCACAGCGCAGTTCTGTCATCAAAGGCAGACAGCTGGAGGTAGCTGAGCTATTGGCTGAAGGATACAGCAATCAGGAGATCGCCGATTTACTATATATTTCTATCAACACCGTACACAACTTGATACAGCAAATTAAGTTCAAACTCAGATTAGATAATACTCGGGAAATTGCTTCCTGGTATAATAAAACGTATGGTTGTGTGTGAAACTGGATATGATAAAATTACCCGATTAAATATATGAGAAAGCATAGATATAGAGTTTGGAGGGTTATTGTACGATTGGACAATACGCACCTCATTATACGTTGTCGGATAGATACCGATAGTCTTGACGAAGTTCGTGATTTTTATCGAGAGCTTTTCATCAATAAAGTTCTAATTTCTTTGTGTTACACAGATTTTGATAATTATGGACAATTTAAGTGACAAAAACCGTAATCCGGAAATACAAGCTAAAATAGCTGACATTGGATATCTCTCACCTCATGGTGAAGCATTAATGGAAATTGCCAAAGCAGAACTTGCCTTTATCTATGAACACCTGAAGTCTTATTCCCAGAATGAGCAGATTTTTATTTTGGACTATATGTCTAGTGAAATGAATTGGAGAATAACAGAAATCGAAGATGGATTATGAACAAACTACATAAAATGCATGAATGGGAAAACTGTAATCCCGGTTATACCTTCGAACACGTTTTTTATACGGACAAATCTCAGGAGATCCGCAAAATTATCGGTGCGGTACCGGTACTGAAACGGGTACTTGTAAATGGGGTAAAACAGAATGTTACATGGCACAGAAGAGTGCGATGGGATGGTTTCGGCCGTTGTTATGCCATAAACAGCAACTCTCGGTTGCGCCAGTATGATATCCCATTATCCAAGTAGTACTCAGTTTTTATTTACACGACAAATCATCGATATTCGTCGTATCTAAACACTCAAAGACATGATATCGAATAGTGATATTGAAAAAATTCTCGACCGTGCGGACATTGTAGACGTGATATCCGGTTTTGTGGAACTCAAGCGTGCGGGTGCCAGGTATAAGGCTTGTTGTCCGTTTCATACAGAAGATACTCCTTCTTTCATGGTGGAACCTGGACGGGGTACATGGTATTGCTTTGGTGCCTGCAAAGAAGGTGGTAACGTCATCAAGTTCGTACAGAAGTACAATCACATGAATTTTCGTGAAGCTTGTTTCTGGCTGGCCGACAAATACGGAATACATATAGACGATGAACAGGAGAAGCCTTCAGCCGACGAAATACGTCGTCAGAAGAAACGCGAATCCATGCAGATCATCAATCAGTTTGCAGCCGAAGTATTCCTTCAGAACCTGTCCCGTCCGGAAGCAGACGCAGCACGTGCCAAGATCCGACAGCGCTGGGGTGATTCATTTCCGGTAGAAATGGGTATAGGATATGCCCTGGCAGACTGGTCCCAGTTATCAGATATGGCAGCATCCAAGGGATTGTCATTGGAATTGATGGAAGAAATGGGACTGATCCGTAAGAAGAAAAACGGGGGATACTATGATTTCTATCGTGACCGTATTATGATCCCAATCCGTGATCGCTTCCGGAATATTATCGGATGGACGGCCCGCGACATGAGCGAAGTGGATGGTACACCGAAATATCTGAATTCCTGTGAAAGTGATTTGTATCACAAAGGAAGCAGTATTTTCGGTATAGATAATGCCATCCGTCAGGCGGCCAAAGAAGAGAAATTCTATTGTGTAGAGGGTGCACCCGATGTCATGCGCCTGCAATCCATTGGAGTCAACAATACCATCGCCTCGCTGGGTTCTGCTTGGACTAAAGGGCAGTTTGAACAATTGAAGAGATATGCTACAACGCTGTGTTTTCTTCCGGACGCTGACCCAAAACCAGTAGACGCTCCATACGGTACCGGTATTGCAGCTGTGATAAAAAGTGGTGTGCTGGCTATGGAGTGTGGTTTCTCCGTTTCAGTGCGTGAGATACCACTGGGTGAAGGCAACCTGAAGAATGATCCGGATTCGTATTGTACGAACATCAGCCGTTTCAATCAGTTGGAAGAACAAGACTTCATTACCTGGTATGCCGGATATGCGTTCAACAAAGATGGTACGACTGAAGATAAAAGCGCGGCAGTCAGCCAGATTGCCAAACTTGTTGCAATGGTCGGCGACGAGGTCAAAGAGGCTATGTATCTGGCTAAACTGAGAGATACATACAATAACAAGAACCTTTGGTCGATGGCCATCAACCGGGAGAAAAAGAAGATCAATGAATCTAAAGCCGGTAAATCGCAGGTCATCAATCGGGATCTGCTGGCAAAATACGGTTTCTTTGAATCCAACAACTGCTATTATTCCACTAACGATGGCAAGGAGTTCCAGTGGTCTAACTTCATCATGCTGCCGATGTTCCATATCAAAGACTCCCTGATGCCTAAACGTCTGTATCGTATCAAGAACCAGAACCGTCAGGAGGAAATTGTGGAAATGAAGCAGGAAGACCTGGTATCCCTCTCCAAGTTCAAGCAGAAGGTTGAGGGATTGGGCAATTATATCTGGCTGGCCAGTGAAAAAGAAATGACACGCCTGAAGATGTATCTTTATGAACAGACTGAAACGGCTACTGAAATCACCCAGTTGGGATGGCAGCGCAAAGGATTCTATGCGTTTGGCAACGGAGTTTTTGATACGGAATGGCATCCGGCTGATGAATATGGTATTGTGCGGTTGGGTGAGAAAGGCAACTTCTATCTTCCTGCAAGTAGTCTGATCTATCGTGATGACGACAAGTTGTTCCAGTTCGAACGTAGGTTCGTTCACCTTAACTACTCTTCCATCAGCCTGAAGGAATACTTTTCCAAACTGGTCGGGGTATTCGGTGACAATGCCAAGGTAGGAATCTGTTTCCTGCTGGCTACTTTGTTTCGTGACATTATCACTGGATATACCAAGAGCTTTCCCATATTAAACTTGTTTGGTCCCAAAGGTTCCGGTAAGTCTGAACTCGGACACAGTCTGATGGCATTGTTCATTATCGAGAACATTCCGCCCAATATCCAGAATGCTACCATTCCGGCGTTGGCCGACCTGGTGGCACAGTGTGCCAATGCCCTGGTACATATTGACGAGTTCAAGAATAATATTGATATCGATAAACGTGAATACCTCAAAGGGCTTTGGGACGGTGCCGGTCGGTCACGCATGAACATGGATCGTGACAAAAAGCGTGAGATAACTGCCGTAGACTCCGGAGTAATTCTTTCCGGTCAGGAGATGGCAACCGCCGACATCGCTCTGTTCAGCCGTCTGATATTTCTTACCTTTGCCAAATCGGAGTTTACAGAGGAAGAGAAACGCCGATACAATGAACTTGTAGAGATTCGTAAACGGGGACTCACTCACTTGACGCTCCAGATACTTCGCCACCGGGCGCGGATGGAACAGCAGTTCATCAGCAACTATCATACCTGTCTGTCCGACGTATTAGAAGCTCTCGGAGCCGAAAAGGTGGAAGATCGAATCCTTCGCAACTGGATCATACCGCTGGCCGCATTTCGTACGCTCGAGGGAGTGCTGGATATTCCGTTTTCTTATCCGGATATCCGGCAGGTGACAGTAGACGGTATTTTGCGACAGAATGCTGAATGCAAGAGCAATAATGAACTGGCCAATTTCTGGAATGTAGTATCCTATTTGCAACAGGATGGCGAAATCTTCATCGAAGGAGATTACCGCATCGAATACTTGAATCGTTTCAAAAGCAGTCTGATTAAGATTGAACAACAATATCAGGAACCAAAGGCCATTTTGATGATGCGTAAAAACCGTATCTTCATGTTGTATAAAAAGTTCGGCAAGCAGGTAGGAGATTCCATACTTCCTGAAGGTTCGCTTATATACTACCTGGAGAACTCCAAGGAGTACATGGGGAAGAAGAACTCTGTTCGCTTCAAGAACATTCAGCGAGGGGTAGAAGTGCAGAAGGTGGAAACGACTCCTACCGGAGGTATTTCCTACAAGAAAACCTCCACTCCCGATGTGGCCCTTTGTTTCGACTACCGCATGATTCGAGAAACATATAACATTAATCTTGAGGTAGAGGTAGAAGATAGAGAAACAACTGACGAAGAATTGGATTAAACATCTTAATATAAAAAATAATGGAAACAAAAATTATTACAAGAGTTAACAATGTGGACATTGTTGCTACAAGTGACGAACAGATGGTACCTATCCGTCCTATATGCGAAGCTTTGGGAATAGATGCAGAAGCCCAAAGACAGCGTATTGAACGTGATGAAATTCTAAGTTCAACCACCTGTATGATAAAGGCGGTTGCAAATGACGGCAAAGAGCGCGAAATGTATTGTATTCCCTACATGTTTGTGTTCGGATGGCTCTTTTCTATCGACACCTCTAAGGTGAACGAGGAAGCTCGCTCCGCTGTACTAAAGTACAAGGAGGAATGTTACCGTGCACTGTACAGACACTTCATTGGTTTACAGAAACGACAATTGGAACAGAATCGTCAAGAAATTGAATTGCTTGAACGATTGGCAGACTACAGCTTGCAGAAAGAAGCCATCACTAAAGGTATCGCTGACACTAAACGTAAACTGGAACAGCTACGAAACGAACGTCTTAAGAACGAACCACAATTGTTTGACTGAGATTAATTATCATTACTTTATAAGGGAAATCGTTGCGAAACACTTGCTCTTTTTTATGTTTGTGCTTTGCCAATCCAAAATAAATCACCATATTTGCAATGCTCATCATTTTATAAACAATCGAATGCAATGCGACAAGCTTGCATTATACATGCAGGCATTTTTTATGTCCGCATACTTTGTAGTACTCAAATATTGGTATCCGTGTACCCCCGTGTACAGGCTTAATGGCCGTACAGCATTCGGTTGTAATGTGATGAGCAACGGGAAAGGCACGGATACTTTTTTGTTATTATGTTAAAAAACACAACCATTTCCGATGTGGCTATGCTCGGCTGCAGTGGAACGTCAATCCACGAAACGGATATTCAATCATTCAATAGTAATTCTTTAAGGAGTTATAATCCTATAACTGGTATTCGCCACCGTAAGCCTAAAGCAACTTCTGAGATACGACAAAAGATTTGCAGTTACTTTCTTAATACGTTTCCGGCCATACGAAAAGTCAAGATTATTGATACCGGTAAAATCTTTTCGGCACGTATATGGTTCAGGTCCGGAAGAACGTTCTCTGAAAAAGCATATTCGGTCAGCAATCTATATGGATTATTAAATGATAGAGTACATTATATATTGTCTCAACAATGATGTAAATGCCTGTTCGGTTCATCCGTACAGGCATTTCTCATATAAGCCTAAGTGAAAATTCTGTTTTTCCCCAAGAGCTGGAAACAGCTTCTATAGCTTCTACACTTTCTACAATGTTGAAAAAGAGGTACTTATATATTATACATACCTTCTACAATCTTTCTACAAATTGAAGAAAAACATGAAACCTTCTACAAAATGTTTCATTTTCTACAAGATTTCTACACTTGTAGAAAACCTAAAATCGTATAAATTGTTGATAATCAATATTTATCCGATTCTGTAGAAAGTGTAGAAGGTGTAGAAGGCAAAATATGTGTCATAGCTGGAGGAATTCTTTTGGATTCTAATATCAAAATCCTTATTTTTGATATATATAATTGAAATCAAATATAAATACTACTTTCCTATGAGCAGCATTGTTTTCTATCTTCGTCTGGAGCCTTATCTTCGGCAATGGCTTGTCCATTCTTTAGGCGATCCAGTTGTTTTTCCGGCACAAAGTAACGAGAATGCTGTGATTCGACGCTTTCTTCGCAAACGCCCGGAAGACATTCGTCCGGAGCTGGCAGCCGATGGACTTACTGCCATTTGCATACCCGACAGCAAAGCTAAACCTCCACAGTATTACAATTACCTCGGCAAAAAAGCTAAAGCTGCCGTAAAAGAAACAATTGAAGACTTGTTTCGTGCCAATCTTTGGAACGAAATCAGCGATCTGACTCGCCGGAACTGCGGACTTAACAAGACTATTGCTGCCTGGTGCGAAATGCATGGTATCGATGACGATTATTCCGAAACTGTTCGTCAGAAATATTACCGTATGAGAGATTCCTACAACAAAAAAGGTATCTTTTTAGGTTCTTTAACCCGAAATCGCACGGACGAGTGAGGCGATTTTAAACAGCACCGTACAACAGCGAACACGCATAACCTAACTATGATAATTATGGTACATTTAATTCAGAACATTAGAAAAGTTGAATGTATTGAAGCCTATCACTTGCAACATTCAGACATTATAGCCGACCGTGGAGTATGGTTGAATGTCTATCAACAATTCAACCCAATTTCAACCATCGGGCTGAGTTCAGTAGAGATTTCCGACAAAATCGAGAACAAACAGCGAGTTTTCACCACCAAACTCACCATGTTTCGAACAGAGAAGCTGTTGCCTGGTTCCAAGAAGTTCTGCTTTAAGGTGACAACCATCACCGGCTCCCAGTTCCTGATCGGATGCGCAGACAAGCCTTATCCGGTCATTCAAAACGAAGAGTCATTTCCTTCCGCAGCCAGCGGAAAGTCTGGCGTGACAGTTACTGTTACCCTGACTTCTACCATTCCGATGCTTTCCATATTAGATTAAGGTCTTTTTATGCAGTATATATAAGGTGTTAATATTGCATAGACTAATTTTCGACAATATGGAATATAACCTTAGTATTGATTCACACATCGGCCCATGGGGATATTCAAAGAACTATATCCGTAGTCAGATGTCAGGTTTCAAGAACAAGCCTGTCAATGTACGCATATCATCCCTCGGCGGTTCGGTGGATGATGCGCTCGACATCCGGCAGCAGTTCCTTGATCACGGTAATGTGACGTGCTATCTTTTCGGTTATGTGGCAAGTGCAGCTACCATTTTGGCTACTGGAGCCAAGAAAACCTGTATGTCCAAATATGCGTTTTATCTTATCCACAAAGTATCGAACTGGGTAGATGCCTGGGGTAATTACAATGCCGACCAGATTCAACAGCTCATTGATGATCTGAAGGCTAACAAGCTGGAGAATGATAAGATGGATTTGGTACTGGCCAATCTCTACGTCAACAAGTGCAAGAAAAAGGTAGATGACATTCTTCCTATTTTAAAAGAGGGTCGCTGGCTTACTGCACGAGAAGCGCTTGAATACGGATTCATTGATGAAATTGTAGAAGAAGGTTCGAAACTGAACTTCGACGACTCGATGAAGACAAAGTTTAACATGTTCCACCTGCCGGCATTGCCCGCCATAGATACCAGGGCACAAAGTCCGGAAGCTGATACAGCTCCCAGCTGGTTCAATAACTTCGTCAATAAGTTCTTAAAAGGACATCAGCCGGAAGCTGCACAGACACAAAATAAATCACTTAATCAGTCAAAACAAATGAAAAAGGATTATCAGAAAGTCAATTCCATCTTGAAAATCGAGGGTGTGGAAGTTGACAAAGATGGTAAGGTGACGCTTACCGAAGATCAGGTCAAGGCCCTCAATGACCACATCGCCCATCTGGAGCAGGAATCTTCTGATAAAGACAATCAGATTTCCGATCTGAAGAAGCAGAATGAGAATCTGCAAAAAAATGATGGTGAGGAAACCACACACATCAATGGTGATGAAGGTGAGGATGACGACATTGCAAAACTAAACACTGCTAAAGAATTGTTTAACGACGTAAAAGATTTGTTATAAGATGGCAGACACAACAGGATACGTAAAAATTACGGATGAGCAGCTGGCCAAGTCGGCTGTTCGTTATCGAAAAGAATTACTAATGATGCCGGTACTGGCATTGGGTACAACATTACAGCACATGACACAAAGACCGGGTGTTCGCGGTAAAGAAGTGGTAGGCGAATTATCTGGCGATATTGAGCTGGGACCTTATGACGAAGGACGTGAAGATACTGATGGAGTATCTATCAATCCGCGTACATTAGAAACCTTTCTCGGTAGTGTAGTAAAGAAGTTTTCTCCTAACTCTGTATGGCAGACCATTTACGGTAATCTGATTACAAAAGGAGAGGCTTTGAAAAATGTCGATATTGCCCGTCAGGTGCTGGCTTTCCTGACTGCGAAAATGGGTGGTAACTTGAATGCTTCTATTTGGAACGCGAAACGTAACGACAGTGGAACCAAGACCAAAGAACTTTTCAATGGTTTTGACACCATTACCAAAACTGAAAAAGACGCAGCTAAAATCTCTACTGATTTGGGTAATATGTTCACCATCGAAGCAATCAGTAAAGACAATGCCGTAGATGTCTTGAAAGCATTTTACCGTGCAGCTGATCCGGTTTTGCGTGAAACGCAAACTAAATTGTTTATTCCTCAGGGAGTGTACGATAATTATGTAGACGATTACCAGGCGACTGCGGGGCATGTACCTTATAACACCAGTTTTGAAAAAACGGTACTCGAAGGTTCCAATGGTCGTTGCGAATTGGTTCCGCTGGCGAATAAGGCAGGTTCACCGTTCATCCACCTGACTACCAAGAGCAATATGCTCGTAGGTTTTGGCAATGGTGCCGATGCGGAGAACATTACCGTTGAGAAGCATCATGCATTCAAACTGGATTACATCGCTACAATGTACTTCGGTACAGAATTCGAATCAATTTCTAAAGAGCGTCTGCTGGTTGGTACCGTCGACGGTTCAACTCCGGTTGTCGCTGGAATAGGAGGTTAAGTTATGGCAGTAGATTGTACAAGCAAAGGGATGTACGAGTCCCTTTCCTGGTGTCCAGGTCAGACATCGACACCGGGTATTAGACGTAAAGTATACTTTATCCCGAAAAGTTGGATCGAAAAATGGCCGGCACTTCCGGCGATTGACGGGGCAGAGAGTATGGCTGCTTTGGCAACCTACGAAGGTGACTTTGTTTTGGCTGCCGACAAGAAATGGCAGTACATTGAATTGCTGACAACGAAGTCGTCCATCAGTGCAGAGTCACAGGGTGAAGTTCCATCTAAGACCTTCCTGAATAAAGCCACGTTGGTCCATGCTGGTACTGACGAAGAAGCGTCAGGCTTTTGTCGTCAGGCTAATGTCGATGAGCTGATATTTCTGTGCCAGCAGAAGAATGGTAAGTTCCGTGTACTCGGCTCTGAAGCTTTTGATCCTTCAGTTACCATTTCTCAAACTTCGGGAGAAGGGGATACCGGTACCGCAGGCACCACTCTCGAGGCACAATGTACAGATATTTGCCCGTCACCGTTCTATACGGGTAAAATCGAAACGGAAGATGGCGAAATTTCCGGAGCAGATGGTAGTACCATCCTTCCGGGAGGCTAATTAAAAGGAGAATACAGTTATGTATATAGATGAACAGTTAACTACAGACATGCAAGGCTGGCTCAATACGGAGCCGGCTAAGCGTGACCTGATGAAAGGTGCGGAAATGGTACTCAAACTGACCCGAAACCGCATTCTGTTTCAGAATATTTCCCGCAATCCGCAGAAGTTTGCGAGCAAGATTGAGTATGAGCTGAATAAATATCTGGCAATCCGTCTGGACCGCAAGACGATTCAAGATGTAGTCAAGATGGATAAAGAGCTGGTTCCGGCAGTAGCGGAAACGCTGGCCACCTTCCAGCCTGAAATCAGTTCCGATGACGACACATCGCAAGAAGCTACCATCGCAAAGGGTAAACGCGCGGATCACGATTCATTGCCCGAAGAGATCCGTCAGCTTTGGGAAGACAATAAGGATATCTACTTCCGCCTGAAGCAGACTTTTGAAACATTGAAAACCATGAAGGATGCTCTTCCATGCGACAGGTACGAATACCTGAAGCAATTGGAAGAGCTGGATGCCAGATATCGGGATAACATGGACAAGTACGACCATTTCAATCCGGATGCTCAAGGTACCGAAGAGACAAAAGGTGAATCTCCTGAAGATCCGGCTGAAATGGCAAAGAAAGTCAGTGCAGCCCGCGGTTATCTGTCAGACAACAAAAAGAAACTGGCAGAGCTGAAAGAATCCGGAGATCAGGAAAAGTACGAGAAGCTGCTGGCTAAGGTACAGCAGAGATACGACTTCCTGATTTCTACTGGAAACAACGTAGGAGAAGACCAGGTGAATGCCTTACGTGAATTAGGGTTGAAAGCATGAAACATGTAAACCGATTGCTGAAGCCGTTATCCGATGTGCCGTTACAAGCATACCTGGATAACCGGCTTCAGCTTTTTGATGTTCTTGAGTACATCCTGTCACAGACCGGACCGGCTAAGGTCTATGTATCCACCTTTTCTACATCCGAAGAGTTCTTGCGCCGGTTGTTTTCGCTTCGCAAACGGAAGATGATCCTTCACTCCGTTCTGCTTGCTGACCTGAAGGCAGCTCGAAAGACCGTCAACTTGTACACCTTTATGTCTTCTGTATTCGATGACGTGTACCTCACGGAAAACCATTCCAAGGTATTGCTTATCGAGAACGATCGCTGGATGGTTACAGTCGTTACCAGTCAGAACCAGACGCGAGGCAACCGGACAGAATGTGCGATGATCACGACACAGCCTGACATCTTTCTCACTTTGCGAGACCAATTTTCAGAGATTATTAATACCCGAAGCCTACACCTCAATGGAATTCACTTCAACGCAGATTAACAGAATTAAGGAACTTGCTACGATGCTCACTCCAGTGTCGGATATCGCTGTTCTGATGGACGTAGACGAACGCCGTCTGCGAGAAATCATTTCCGACAAGTCCCATCCGGTCAGTATTGCTTACCGTAAGGGGAAAGCCGAAAGAGCTTTGCAGATCCGGCAAAACGAGCTGGAGCTGGCCGAAGCCGGTAGTCCGCTGGCGGTGCAGCTTGTGGGTTCCTACATCCGTGACATGGATTCTGACGAAGATTTATAACTATGCCATTACCCGCAACAATTGATATTGCAAAAGAAAATCTCTTTGCCTCGGTCGACGAGATGAAAGAGCGTAACATTCCCGAAGTCATTCAGCAGCGTCTGCTCAGACTTCGGGACATGTATAATTATTGGCTCCAGTACCCGCGCATACGAGAACAGGAAATCGTTTTGGAGCTGCAGAAGCGATACCAGATACAGAAGTCAGCTGCTTACGAAGATATTCGGATCATCAAGTATCTGCTGGGTGATCTGAACAAGGCTACAAAGGACTACCATCGGTACCGCTTCATCCAGCGCAACGAAGAGAGCTACGAGATGGCCAAGCGAATGAAGGATGCCAGGGCGATGGCCGCTTGCGATAACTACTACGCCAAGTACATGCAACTCGACAAAGAGGACGCCAAGGATTTAGGCTACGACAAGATTGTCGTGCAGCCGTTCCAGCCGGACAGCGATCCGACAATTATCGGAATCAAACCGATACCGAATATTCGGCAACGCATTGCGGATAAGATCAAGCAATATATGAATGAGGATATCCAGGACATCCAGTTCGAAGATGCAGACTTCAACGAAGACGATATCTTCAATCCGAAAAAAACACAAGAGGAACCTAAACCATGAGAGAGTACTTCCACGAAACCCAGCAGCAAGTTCTTTTTACTCCAGCTAAAGATATCGTATTGTGTGCCGGACGTGGGTGGGGTAAAGGTCCGATTCATGCCGCTATCAACCTGCGTAACATGCAGCGTATGCCCGGAAGCATCACCGGTTTTGTGGCGGCCAATTGCAAACGTGCCCTCACCAACACCATCCCGTCCATGCTGATCCACTGGCAGCGATGGGGATTCAAACGTGATGTGCACTGGACCATCGGAAAGAAGCCGCCGAAGTCGTGGGGGTGGGGTGAACCTATCTTCCAGCCTGACAACTGGGAGAATGTGATTTCATTCTACAACGGATCCATCGGCTACATCATCAGCCAGGACCGTTCCGGAACCTCCAACTCCTTCTCTCTTGATTATCTCGACATCGACGAAGCAAAGTATATTGACTTCGAGCAGTTGAAGGATGAAACCCTTCCGGCGAACCGAGGTAACAAACAATACTTCGGTCATCACTACTTTCATCACGGCATGCTGATTACTTCTGATATGCCGGTGACGAAGAAAGGTTCCTGGTTTCTGGACTACGAGAAGAAATGCGATCCGGAACTGATTGAAGTCATCCAGGCGGCAGTGCATGAGATTTGGCGAACAAAGAAACGAATCCGTGACCTTCAGGCTAAATCTGAACCTGTACCTTTGTATCTGAAAGACTATCTGCGCACCCTGAACCGTGATGTATGCCGGATGGGTTCTGTTGCTGTTTTATATCGTGAGTTCTCCACAATCGAGAATATGCAGCTGCTGGGCGAAGCATTCATCAACCAGATGAAGCGTGATCTTCCTCCGCTTACCTTTCAGACTGCTATCCTATGCAGGCGTATCGGTATCAGCAAGGACGGATTTTATTCCAGTATGACGGAAGGACACAAGTACAACGCTACAGACTTTAGTTACCTGGACAGCCTGGAATATCAGTTCGACAAAATCAAGGAGCCATCGTGTTTGATGGATGCTGATCTGGATCGAGATAAACCTATCTGCATTGCCTTCGACTTTAATGCTAACATCAACTGGCTGGTGGCCGGTCAGCCGGACCGGAACCGGCTGAAGGTGATTAAGTCTTTCTGGGTAAAGTATGAGCGCAAGCTCGAGGCCCTGGTGGATGACTTCTGTAAGTATTACCGGCACCAGCGGCGTAAGGAGGTTATCTTCTATTATGACAGCACGGCCCTGGGCTCAAACTATGCGGTCAATGACGAAGACTTTCATTACGTCGTCGAGCGTGCTTTCAAGGATAGAGGTTGGGAAGTTAATTCCGTCTATATAGGCCCCCCGATGAAACACATAGAGAAGTGGCTGCTCATCAATCGTATGTTTGCAGGGAAGGCAAAGCTCATTCCATTCTTCAACGAACAGAACAACGAAGATCTGCTTATCTCCGTACAGACAGCTGGTGTGTACAATGGTGGTAAGGATAAGCGAGGGGAGAAGCTGGCTGAAACAGAAGAAGACCAGCTTCAGGCGAGAACGGACGGTTCGGATGCTTTCGATACGCTATGTATCGGTTGTGAGCGTTTCCCTCAGATGACTGACGATATCTTCGTGACATCATCAATGTAAGTTTCATAGCTAATTAGTTTTATATTAAGGTGTAGCCCTGGCGACCGTGCGTATGGTTGTCGGGGCTGTTTTTTATGCGTGCGATAGCGTGTACCGTGCGTGTGGACGTTTGTGCCGTTACATATTCCGCTTTTATCAAAGGTGCTAATTAGGTTTATGGCGTAGGGCGGTGGGGGGTCGGAAAACCGACCTCCGCATGAAATGCGGTATTTTGAGGGGGTAATCGATTGATTGTGTGCTGTTTTTGTATCGGATGAGCGGAAAATCAGAATAAATCCGCCTGTTTAAGCCTGTTTTTGCTTGCTAATTTACTGCTACACAATCTGCTGGCACCCGAGAAATTCCCAAAATTTATCGGGTAGAAAGGTAGAAAGACACTCGATAGTCTTTCTGGCTGGCGATGGCGTTCACGCAGCGGCCCACCCGCCCCGTTGCTCTCCCTACTGGCGGTATAGCTAAAGCTATGTATTGTTTGACTGCTCTTCTTTGTCTGCTCTTCGCAAATAATTCGGTATCACTTCCGCTATGGTTTATGCCTTTTGTACCTGCAAAGGTAAATGTTCCGCTTCGTATGCCAAGTTCAGGCGCTGTTCTCGAAAAAATCTCCACCCTCACAAGACTCAGGTAGTATTCAAGGCTCTGCTTTTCGTGAAAACTTGTCTTTATACGCTTCGGAACACCTTTGCTGGCAGGTGTAAAAGGCGAAAACAAACCGTAGCGACAGCGAACGGAATAAAAAAAAGCTCAGAGCAGGAAGAGCAGAAATAAAGGCTCAACTCCCGAGCTCGGCACCAGAATAAATTTTAAGACCATGAAAACCTTTACCGAATCCATGCTAAACCAGTGCAGAAAGTACATGTTCAACTTCTTTGACTACCTGCCGACAAAGTATAAAGCCAGTTCAAGAGATTGGCAGGTGAGAAACTTTGTATGGGCTTTTAAGGATGGGAAATGTGCCGTTTCTGCCGCCCAGCTTGTTGCCAAGAAAATCCGTGAGCAGTACGGTAACGAAGCGAGTGACATCGTGTTTGCTTGCATTCCTGCCAGTAGCCAGCGGAAAAATGAAATCCGATATAAGCAGTTTTCAGAGGAAGTTGCACGGTTGTCGGGCGCAGTCAGTGCATACGACCATATCACGGTAGAAGGTGAACGGCTGGCAATCCATGAGAGCAAGTCAGGAAAGCATGTCGATAATGTGCAGGTAGTCAATTTCGACAAGGAGTTTTTCAAGGGAAAGAAAGTACTCGTTTTTGACGATGTAATTACTCGAGGTTATTCCTACGCCCGTTTTGCTTGCCATCTTGAAACGCTGGGAGCTTCAGTTTTGGGAGGTATGTTTTTAGCAAGAACCTTATTTGTATAACAATTTAATAACCAACATTATGAAAGATTTATTTGAACTTTGTGGAGAGTGCAGACATTTGTCAGATAGTGAAGTAGTCTATCAGTTGACGAACAACAGAGAAACCAGTAAACGAGTTAATGAGATGTTATTGCGTGGCGACAATGTGTCGATAGAAGATGTTTGCCTGCTTTTGACACCGGCACGCAGGGACATGGCTCTCGCCGTGATTGAACTTTACAAACGTATCACAGAACGCAGGAGCAGCAGGGTAATAATCCGGCATAGTGAGGACATTTATAACCTGATGAAACCTTATATGGAAGATTTGGAAGTAGAGGAATGTTGGGCTATTTACTTGAACCAGTCTAACCGTGTTGTCAGAAAACAACGTATCTCTGTAGGAGGTATAACCAGTACGCAGGTAGATGTAAGAGTGATTTTGCGTGAAGCTCTGAAATGTAACGCCACGTCACTGATACTTTGCCACAATCACCCGTCAGGAAACAGCCGACCCAGTAATGACGATAACCGTCTGACTGAATGTTTGAAGAATGCAGGCAATACTATGAATATAAAACTCTTAGACCATATTGTTTATGGCGATAAGGAATACTTTAGTTATGAGGACGAAGGACGTTTGTAGGGGCTGTAATCGGCTGTAGCAGCTTTTTAGGGAGGTGGGCAGCATAACAGCCGCCCGCCGCCCGATTTTACCGTTTTGTCACTTCGTTGGCGGCAAAATCGGGCGGCGGGGAATAAGGTATTTGTTTTTTAACGCCTAAAATCGGCGAGAATAATAACTATTTTACTATTATTTTGTCTATTTTCTTTGTGGATAATAGTAAAATTACTATTTTTGTACCGTTGAATTAAAATAGTGATCTATGAAGACAGTGAAAGTTTCAGCAATTCTCCAGAAATTGCAGGATGACGGATGGTATCTATCTAATCAAGAAGGTAGCCACCGTCAGTTCAAACACCCTGTCAAGAAAGGAAAAGTAACCGTCAACGGTCATCCTTCCGACGATGTTTGGGGATTTTTGCTAAAGAGCATTGAGAAGCAATCAGGGTTAAAATTTTAATCCTGAGCGCTTGCTCTAATAGATTCTTAGTTCAACATAGGCGGTCTTAATAAGACCGCTTTATTTGAAAATTTAATGCAATATTATATGGATAAAGTTGTTATCGAAACCGCACGTACTGAAAATGGATATAGTGGTGCATGTGAATTGCTCCCTGGGTGGATTGTAGCTACTACTGGTGATTTTGACAACTTTAAAAAAGAGGTTGTCGATAGCATCCGCTTTTATGTAGATTGTGCTAAAAAGGATGGAGATGAATATCCTGCAATCTTTGATGGAGAATATGAGCTTGTGTACAAATTTGACGTGCAAAGTTTATTACTTTATTATCAGGGTATTTTCTCTTTTTCTGCTCTACAAACTATTACTGGAATAAACCAAAAGCAGCTTGCACATTATGCAGCAGGCAGAAGCAAACCACGCCCTCAACAGGCTGAGAAAATAGCAAAGGGCTTACATGATTTAGCAAAAGATTTAATGTCGGTCACTGTTTAA